ATCTGGGCGATTTAATTTTTGTGCCCAAACACGATGTCCCATCTCAAAGTGAAATTCTTTATCTATCACCCATTTATATCCCATTACGTTTCTCCCATCTTTTTAATTGACTTGATCTCATTTTTTGTTTAGTTTCTTCAGTTATAACTTGTCTAGCTCTTGCTATTTTTAGTTTAGCTTTATGTTCATCAGACTTTGGTTTTCCTTTAAGGCCTTTAGATATTTTTTCTTTGCTTTCTTTAGTATGTGATAAATCTAATCCTTCTTTACCTCTTTTAATATTAGCCATATGTTCTTTACTTAATTTTTTACCTTTTAATGCAATACTATTAGCTAATCCTATTTTTTGTTTTGTTTCTTCAGAATGTTTATAATTAGGATTATATGCTCTATGCCCTTTATGAGCTTCAGATATTTTCCTTTTATGTTCTTCTGTTAGTGCCTTTGTTCTTTTAGGAGGACGGCTGTCTTCACATATATTAGTAAGAATACCATCTTGGTCTATATCTCTACGCCCATATAATTTTATTAGTTTTGTTTCTTCATCATAGGCTACATCTTCATTGTCAGTTTCAAATACTTTTTTAATTACAGGCTCCAACCCTTTGTTTCGTAAGCCTTGTATTACAGCCCATTTTTTGTAATTTTCAGTATTTTCTTTGGTTTCAGACAAATGTTTCATATAACGTGTACCTGTTCCTTTACCTACATAAAACGGCATATTTGTTTCTGGATGGTAATATACATAAACATAAAACATTATTAAATCCTCTAGTTATAATGTATTTATACATTTTAACAGAATTCAAATGTTTTATCAATTATATGTGCCATATTTTTCCTTATATCTTTTATTATACTTAGACCGCACGAGCATTGTCAAGCAAATTTTCCAATTTACTTTGCCGTTCTAGCAGTTTGAAAAACAATGCTAGAGTATTGGCTGCATCAACATCTGCCCTGTGTGCTTTACCTTTGAAATGTAGTTTAAAGTAGCCCATAGCTGATGCTAGTCCACCACTAGGTGTTTTACCTCTGGTCAGCATCAAGTATGTGTACCAGGTCTTAACATCTATCCAACGACGGCCAAAATGCGGAAAATCTGCATGATTTTTGCTGAATTCAGCTAGTAATTCTACACTATCACCACCGCCCCAAGTTACTGGGTTAACAAAGCATTTATGCTCTTTGATCAACTCACTGAGTTCACGGGCCACAGTTTCGTGACTAACACAATTAGCACGTATATCAGCATCAGTTATACCAGTCAGATCATTGATGAATTCACTGATTGGTTCTTTTGGATCTATGTACCATTTACGGACCACATAGTCTTCAAACCTTGTGTGTATGTTACCAATGGCAACACCAACTTGGATTATTTTACCGCTAGGTTGGTTGAGTTCTAAGTCAAGAGCTAGGAAATTGCTGTCAGATATCATGCAGGCGCTTTCTGCGGATAACTAGCCATCAGCCACTCAGCCATACTGCTAGCATTTTCACTGAGTTTTACTAGATCATACTTGCCACAGAATTTCAAGAACTGGGCACCAACCATGGGTTGATTTTTAGCCACCTGTCCATTAGCGATAGTTTCTGCTATTTTGACTTTGATCTCGTCTGGTTGTGCTGTTAAGTCAACTAAGATACGATTACGTTCATAGTCATCTAACACACGATGTTCTAGACCATTATGATCAACCCAACGCTGTAACATTAGGTTGTTCCAATTATAGCCTTTGGTAGTACGGTCAGCATAGGCTTCTTCTAAGCCAACCTTGTTCTTACTACCTTTGGTGCGCACGCCTGGAAATGCGGAAAATATGTTGTCAGTAGGATCACCACGCATACACTTTTCAAAAAGTATAAACTTGGGATCAGGAATCTTCTTTGCTTCTTTGGTCTTTTTATCAATGACAGGTTTACCTTTCTTATCAAAGATGCCCTGTATAGTATGGAGCTCATCTGCTATACCATTGTATTGATTGACATTATCAGCCAATAGCTGGTGAAAGTCAGTATCGCTACTAACAATAGTGTGATGATCATCTGGGTGCGCTTGGATAAAGCCTGCGATAAGATCATCCGCCTCGAGTTCCGGATGTTGTAGGACTGTACAATTCGTTCTGTCCGCGATGAATGTCTTGAGCGCATCAAATGTCTCCCAAAATAACTTGTCTTCTTCTGCTTCTGCTTCTGTAAGTGCCGCACGTGCTACTGCACGATTTTTCTTGTAAGGTTCATAGAAGTCCTTGCGCCAACTGCGTCCTTCTAAGAAAAATATCACATGGTCAGCACGCTGATCACGCCATGACTTATTTACTGAAGCTAGGGTTACGTGGATAGCAAAACCCAGCTTGTCCCAAGTGTCACTTTGGCGATGTGCTGAATGTCTTGCTCTAAAGAATGTGTTGGCTGTGTCTACAAGTAAGTATCTCATGTAAACATTATACTTTCATTTATGATTTTTGTCAAATGGTTTGCCCAGGCACGATGTGCGTCTGCACCAAAATGATACCATTTATTTGATTTATAACCATTAGCATCCAACCAATGCCAATATGTTAGTTTTGATTCATAGGGTCCTATATAACTATTACCCCAGTCAGCTTTTTGGATGAAATTATGATTAAAATCATGTAATGTATTAAAAAATAAGTGAGGAATCTGTTGTTGATTTAAATTTTGATGCAGTTCATATATAGCATCGTGCCAATACTGTGCTTTTTTATTTGGATCAGCATCAACGACCCAGGACTTGTATGCTTCTTGTACATGTTTTGGTATAGGTGGCCAACAATCAACTACATTCATACCGGCGGTAAATTGATAACACTGCCCATCAGAATGGAACTCTTCTCGTTCCCAAGTAGCCCATCCAATGATCAATAGATCAGGACGATTAGTTTTCAGATACTCATTGGTGGTACGCATGATGCGACTATTACTGCTAGCACTTTCAGCATCACAGTATAGAGTGGCACCTAGCTCTTTGGCTATTAAAGCGCCATAACTGGCATGTAAATTATCAGGATGGGGTCGACGACCTAAACTTGTATATCTTGGATCATCATGGGCGAAACCAAAATGGTTTACTGCTTCAGTACCAGCACTATGGCTGTCACCGTTTACATATAAGATCAACTGATTTCCGTTCTGCCGTTACCTAGATCACGGCGATTGACACGGTTGCTGGGATCTGCCATCTCTTGCTCAAAGTTTTCCATAACTACATTTGAACATACTGCTTTAAACCAATTGTCTACAATGTCCTGATCTGTTTTGCCTTGATAGCCAGCTTTGATTAAACGTGCTACAAAGATATCGTTCCAATCTAATTCAAATGCACCTTGGCTGGGATTGTCTTTGTCAAGTTCCATGCTTAATACAGTGACCCAAGGTTCACCTTTGCTGGTCGCTAAATCCTTTGGATTGTTTAAATCCAATTTTGGTTTAGCTGGTGCTTTGGGTTTTTTAGTAGCTGTTGGCTTTTTAACTGTATCTTTGGCCTTGGCTTTTGTTTTAGCTTTTGGTTTTTCTTGTTTTAATATTTTTTTGAATTTATCTAACATAATTAGTCCTTGAATAAATCTAACTTTTCCCAAGGTAAGTTGTCTTTACCAAAGTGTCCATAGTTAGTTGTTAGGCTGTATATAGGACGGAACAGCTCAAATCTATTTATGATGCCTTGTGGTGTTAGGTCAACCTTTTCACGGATCCATGCTGTGATGCTGTTATCAAACTCAATTCCCTTGTCAGTTTTAACAAACAAACTGGTAGGTTCTTTAACACCAATAGCATAACTGATCTGGACTGTGGCTTTGTGTGCGCCCTTACCAGCCACGATATTCTTAGCTAGATACCTAGCCATATAAGCAGCACTACGATCTACCTTAGTAGGATCTTTACCAGAGAAAGCGCCGCCGCCATGGGGACTGTAGCCGCCATAAGTATCGACGATAATCTTGCGTCCTGTAAGACCAGTATCACCATCGGGGCCACCGATAACAAAACGGCCAGTTGGATTAATAAGAAACTCAGTAGCATCATCGATTAGTTCTCCTGGTAAAACAGTTAAAATAATTGCTTTTACATGTTCTCTAATAGTGTCAATGTCCATATCAGCTGAATGTTGTGTTGAACAGACTATCTTAGCGATACGCTTTACTGTACCGTCATCATGGTATTCCATGGTTACTTGACTTTTAGCATCAGGTCCCAACCAGTTAGCACCTGCTTTGCGAGCGCCTGTTAATTCTTTAACGATTTGATGACTGTAGTAGATAGCACTAGGCATCAGATCTGGCGTTTCGTTAATAGCATAACCAAACATAAGTCCTTGATCACCAGCACCAAATGTGTCGGTACCTAGAGCAATGTCTGCTGACTGCCCATGCATATAGTTATGGATCTTTACAGTTTCCCAATGGAACCCATCTTGCTCATAGCCAATGTCACGGATGACACGACGCACAGCATTTTCAACTTCTAGATGATTGTAAATACCTTTGTATTCGCCTGCTAGGATCACTTGATTAGTAGTCACTAGTGTTTCGCAAGCACAACGATATGCGGGATTTTCTTCTCGCATTAACAAATCTAATACAGCATCACTGATAGCATCTGCTACTTTATCTGGATGCCCTTCACTGACACTTTCACTTGTAAATAAATACACTTAAATTCCCCATTTTGTTATTAAGTTATATCCTGCTTTTTTTATCTTGTTTTCCCAAGATATTGTTTGTTCATATAGTTGTTTCATTTTTACTTTTAAAATAGGATGTATTTCGTCTGGATTATATGTTTTAGGACATCCATGCCAAAATCTTCCATGGTACAAATAAACAGTATTTGTAGTGGGATCAAACCCATCCACATTATATTTTACATCTTCTAACCAATATTGTCTTATTGGTATGTTTAGTGTATCTAACCAGTTTGTTTCAACTTTTGATACAAACTTAGCATTGCCACATTCTAATTGTTTTTGTCTTGCCACAGATAACATTTTTATACCAGCGGATTTTTTATTTTCTTTCCCGCATTGCGGACACCCAATTCCTTTTTTTAGAGAACTAAACCACTGCCCAAATATAATATTGTGTTTTTTACATATAATATTGTTTAATTTTTGTGATACAATTTCTGACTGCGAAAAATCTAACTTGTCTCCAAATATATTAGAATATTCCAATTTTCTAGTGTTCAAATCTTTTTTCATTGCAGGTATTCTATTACTATGATACCCTTGTTTGCAACAATATCTTGGTTTTAGTAAGGTATAAGCATACACCATATTTTTACCAAGATGTTTACATTCTATTTCAATTTTATTCTCTACACCAATATACTCTCCAGTTATACTAATATTAGGATTAACTAGAGTTGCTTTGGCAATAAATTCTTTTTGTGTATATGCTGTTTTTTTCATATTACCCCAATGGTTACTGTATTTATTTAGCAATAAATGGGGTAAAATATTATTTTGACCAGGCATTCCCCCAAAGGTCTACATGAAGTCGCGGACTATAATTATACCCACGTCGCATGGCTTCATCTGCTATGTTAAACTTGTTGCCGTTGTAAACACTAACAACACCACCTACAGGCATGATGTAGACTACACCTTTGATGCCTGCTTTGCGATATTCTGCTACCGCACGATCAACTTCTTCAAAGTCTTCTGGTTTTTCAACTACGAATTTAAAGAATACTGTGCCAATTTTTTCATAACTTTTAACGATAGTTGGCTTGATAGCATCAGCCCATGACTCACCACTAGGGCTTAGTTTAGCACTAACTGAGAATGTTAATTCACGGCTACCACGATTCCATAGTTTAAGGAATGTAGCAAATTCATCATGCAAGGGTTGAGTACCATTGGTTTCAAATGTAATGTTCTTTAAGTTAAACATTTTTTCAT